GCATAGAGTTAAACCAGTCACAAAAGGAACAAGGTATTCATTAGTAATGTGGAGCCTGGGATACCCATATAAATAATATGCAAATAAATGAATTTTTTAAAACACCTATTTGGTCGGAACAAAAACCAGAATTTGTAAAATCTTTAAATAAAGCTAGTGATAAATATATTAAAGCCGCAAAAACAAAAGAAAAAAAATATATTAAAAAATATGGTGACTTTGGAAAATCCTATCACTCAACACTTCTAACAGTTGATAATGATTTTAGAGATTTTAAAAAATATGTTGGAGATAAGTCTTGGGAATTTTTAGATCATCAAGGTTTTGATATGCAACAATATACAACTATGTTTAGTGAGTTATGGGTACAAGAGTTTGCTAGAAAAGGAGGTGGGCATCATTCTGCGCATGTCCATTGGAACCAACATGTTTCAGGATTTTATTTTTTAAAAGCAAGTGAAAAAACATCTATGCCAATATTTCATGAACCAAGAACAGGAGCAAGATCAACTAAATTAAATATGAAAATTAATACAACAGAAATTCTTAATGGTAATGAACTAATTCATTTTAGACCTCAACCTGGAACGTTAATTATATTTCCAGGGTATTTAGAACATGAGTTTAGTGTAGACTTTGGTATAGAACCTTTTAGATTTATTCACTGGAACATGCAAGCTGTGCCAAAAGGAATGGCTAAAGATGTATAAAACTTTTCCAAACGTAGGTTACATAGAAAAAAAACTTTCTAAAAAAGATTTAAATAAATTAAAATCTTATATAAAAAATAAAGGAAAAATTTTTAATAATGGTTTAGCTGGAAATATTAATAGTTCTTACCATATAAAAGATAAAAACAATTCATTTTATAATACTACTTTAGTTTCAACTATATTAGAATATAAAGAACTTCTTGGAAGTAATAAGTTATCAGTTATTCCAGAAGTTTTAACAAAAAATTGTTCTTTTGTTTTAAGTTCGTTTTGGGTTAACTTTCAAAAAAAACATGAATTTAATCCTATGCATAATCATTCAGGAGTTTTTTCTTTTGTAATTTGGATCGATATTCCAGTTGATTTTAAAGAAGAAAATAAATTACCTTTTGTTAATCATTCAAATGCACCTAATGCTAATTGTTTTCAATTTGCGTATACCAATACGTTAGGTCAAATGTTAAATTATAAATATAAATTAAGTAAAGAGTATGAAGGAACAATGTTATTTTTTCCATCTAGTTTAATTCACATTGTTTATCCTTTTTATTCATCTAATAAAACTAGAGTTAGTATTTCTGGTAACATATCGTTAAATCCAGAAAAAATTTTAAAAGAATAAAATGTCATTTAAAAAAAATAAATATGAAATTGTTAAACAAGCTGTTGATAAAAATTTAGCTATATTTTTATATAATTATTTTAGTATGCAAAAGCAAGTTTATGATACTTGTAGATTACACAGATACTTTTCGCCTTTTGAAAATATTATAGGAAGCTATGATGATGCACAAATACCAAATACCTATAGTCAGTATTCTAATATTGCTATGGAAACATTAATGTTAAAATGTCAACCTAAAATGGAACAAGTAACAGGACTTAAATTATACCCAGCTTATACCTATGCAAGAATTTATAAAAAAGGTGATGAACTTAAAAGACATAAAGATAGATTTAGTTGTGAAATATCTACAACAATGAATCTTGGTGGTAACCCTTGGCCAATCTATTTAGAGCCATCTGGAAAAGAAGGTATCAAAGGAGTTAGGATAGATTTAAAACCAGGTGATATGTTAGTATATTCTGGTTGTGAATTAGAACATTGGCGAAAAAAATTTAAAGGTAAAGACTGTGTTCAAGTATTTCTTCATTATAACAATCGTAAAACTCCAGGATCTAAAGATAATATGTTTGATAAACGTTTACATTTAGGTCTTCCTAACTGGTTTAAACGATGATATATACTTTATGATGAAGGCAGTAATCCACCATATCTACTGCCTTCTTTATAAGGATTTTATATGTTACAAAAATTAGGGTTTTTACCAGGGTTTAATAAACAAGTTACATCTACTGGAGCTGAATCGCAATGGACAGGCGGTACAAACGTACGTTTTAGATATGGTACACCTGAAAAAATAGGCGGTTGGGCTCAATTAGGAGATAGTAAACTAACTGGTGCAGCTAGGGGTTTGCATCACATGGTTAATAAAGAAGGTATTAAGTACGCAGCTATAGGCACTAATAGAATTTTATATGCATACTCTGGCGGAGTATACTATGACATACACCCACTAGTAAATCCATCAGGAACTGCAGCCACTAATTTTTTTAGTACGACTAATGGTCAACCAACCGTAACTTTAACTTTTTCCTCTGCACACAATATTCAAGTAGGTGATATAATATTGTTTGGAGATGCGTCTACGTTTACAGCTATTACAGGTTCTAATTTTTCGTCTACTACTTTTTGTGATAAAAAATTTATGGTTACTGCCGTACCTACAACTACAACTTTAGAAATAAATGCTGGTAGTAATGAAACAGGAGCAGGAGCAACTACATCTGGAGCTATAACTTTTTTTCAATATTTTCACGTAGGACCTGCTGAACAGGTTGGAGTTTTTGGTTATGGTATATCACAGTGGGGAGGTACCGTTACAAACCCACAAACAACTACATTAAATGGTGGTTTAAATGATGATGCAAATGGTACTGGTGGGTCAGGATCTACAATTAATGTAGCAAGCACAACTGGATTTCCAAGCACGGGAACAAATTTTATACAAGTAGGTACTGAAGAAATATCTTACACAGGAATTACGACTACAAGTTTTACTGGTATTACCAGAGCCGTTAGAGGTTCAACTAGAGCTGCTCACAGCACTGGCGCAACAGTTACTAATTTTAGTGCTTACTCAGCCTGGGGCCAAGCAGCATCGACTACGGATAAAGTTGCAGAACCTGGTATGTGGGCATTAGATAATTTAGGAAGTACACTTATTGCTTTAATATTTAATGGTGAGTGTTTTGAATGGAATGCAGATGCATCTAATGCAACAGCAACACGTGCAACCATTATAACAGGTGCACCTACAGCGTCTAGAGATATGTTAGTCTCTACTCCCGATCGTCACTTAGTATTTTTTGGAACAGAAACAACTATTGGAGATAAATCTACGCAAGATGATATGTTTATTAGGTTTTCTTCTCAAGAAAATATTAATGACTATACACCTACAGCTGAAAATAGTGCTGGTACACAAAGACTGGCTGCTGGATCACGGATCATGGGTGCTAAACTTGGTAGAAATGCATTATATGTTTGGAGTGATACAGCTTTATTTACTATGCGTTTTGTTGGAACTCCCTTTACATTTGCTTTTGAACAAGTTGGTACTAACTGTGGACTGATTGGTAAGAATGCAGCTGTTGAAGTTGATGGTGCTGCGTATTGGATGTCTGACAATGGTTTCTTTAGATACACAGGTAAACTAGAATCTATGGATTGTTTAGTTGAAGATTATGTTTATGATAATTTAAATACAACATCTAACCAAATGGTTTATGCAGGTATTAATAACTTATTTGGTGAAGTAACATGGTTTTATCCAGAAGCTGGTTCTAATGTAAATACACAGTCGGTTACTTATAGTTATTTAGACTCAACTGCTAAACGACCTATATGGTTTGTAAACGCAAGTCCTTTATTTATTAGAACTTCATGGCAAGATTCTTCTGTTTTTGGTTTACCTCATGCAACTCAATATGATGCAGGCACAGATACATCTTTTGATGTAGTTGGAAACACAGAAGGTATTTCATATTACTATGAACATGAAACAGGAGTTAATCAAGTAAGACTAGGAGTAACAACAGCTATTCCAGCTGACATTACTTCTGGTGATTATGATATTACACAAAAAGTTGTGAGAGGAGCAGCAACGAATATGGCTGACCTTAGAGGTGATGGTGAAAACATTATGAGAGTTAGTAGAATTATACCAGATTTTATATCACAACAAGGAAACTCTATTATACAATTAGATTTAAGAAATTATCCGAATGATACAGCAGCTAGTTCATCATTAGGTCCATTTACTATATCAGCTTCAACTGATAAAGTAGACACTCGTGCTAGAGGAAGAGCCATAGCTCTTACAATATCTAATACAGCAGTGGATACTAGTTGGAAACTAGGAACTTTTAGATTAGATATACATGCTGGGGGAAGAAGATAATGGCTAAAATTGTACAGACATTAACTAGAGCAAGCTCGGAGTATGAAGAAGATGTAGCACAATCTTTAGTTAGAGATTTAGATGCAGTTCTTGAGAAATTAAACACAACATTTCAAGAAGAATTAAAACAGGAGATAGAAGCTAGAAGTTTCTTTTTAGATTAATGGCAGTAGTAAATCAGTATAAATTTATAGGTATAGACAACAGCA